GTGACATGTTTGACACTTTTGGACATCTCGTACTACGTAAGGACGATTGGGCCGTGGGGGAGCCCATCACTTCTGTGATGTACCCTCTCCTTGGGAATGATCCCACGGGGCTTGACCGTCGTCTTGGTTTGTTCGGATTGGACTGGGCGATCCGCGAGCTCTCTCGCGCATTTCCTGGTAATGTCCTTTCCGACTCACCATATTTAACCTTCGGGTCCTTCCCGCCTAACTTATGTTTTGACGGAGAACTCCCGGCAAGGGTATGCACCCTGGCGGAGGAAGGATTCAAGGCACGTGTCATTACTATTGTAATGTTGAGTGCCTCCATAATTCAGGGGGTCGCAAGATATTTCTTGGACGACTCCATGCGAACCGATAGGAACGTGAAGATAGGACTTCTTTCGAAGGTCAAACTTTACGACTTCATGGTTCTTCTAAACAATGGTGATCGCAGAGGAATTGATTCCTTTGACATGATGTCCGTATTCTTACGGACCACAGTCTCTGCAGATCTAACTTGTGCGACAGACACTCCCCCACGTTTAGGACCCAGGTCCTTACTTGAGGGTTACACCCAGTCGATTTGTCGACGTGAGGTAAATCGCTTTGTTGCTTTCGCGGTGGAAGTGGGCACAAGCCCGCGGGGCTTCCAATCGCGCTTTCGCCCTCCCGGATGGTTTCACATGTGTGGAATCATGATGGGAGAGGGCCTTTCTGGCACCTATCTTAATGTCATGAGTGGCATTGTTAGGGCGATTATACAAGACTTCATGGTGCAGTTCGACTTCTACGGAGGTTTGACTGCCCAGGATGCGGCTCACTTCTGTGAAACGCATACGGCCTTGATTCAGGATTATCTGTTCTCAGTTCCGTTATCGGAATTTGGACAGGAATCTACTCAGAGTGGAGATGATCTCATATTATTATGCCATCACGATCCTCCTGAGGTTAAAAGGTTTCTCATACTATTGTATGTGGTTCTGGGGCAGGTTCCAAGTGCATCCACTTTTTACTCTTCCCTTACCTACGGTACATTTACCGAAGAAGCCATTATTCGGACTTCACAATCACATGGATGGACATTCATTGATTGTATTAAGCCCAGGTTATATTCACCGTCCAGTGATGAGGGCGTAGGCCCCATACTGTCACGAATCTCTCAGGTACGCGATTCCGCGTTTCACCTGAGACACGACGATGATTACATGCAACGCGTATGCGATGTCATTGATACTATTATCATGAGAAATCGCGTGCTATGGGATAGAGTTATGCGGTACAATCTTGTTCCCGCATTCCCAGCGTGGCTTGGTGGACTCAACCATCCCATTAACCTTATGGAAGGAATGGAAGTGGAAGTCCCGATTCAGGATAGAGCTGTAATCATGAGATTACTGTCTCTCAACCTTGAGGAGTTGTTTGAGGTCAAGTATTCTTGGGCCACAGACGACCTCCCAGATGATGAAAATGCTCAAGAGATAAGAGAAACGTTAATACGTGTTTTCCGTCTCTTTCAGAGCTTAGAAGAGGGCGAAGGTCTAGATGAAATCATCGACCTACACCTCTATAACGAGGAAGATCTTGTTGATCGGAACTTATTCCCCTCGTTTAATACCTATCGTAGTGAGTTGGCAGCCGTAAAGAATTCTTTGGGCTTAGCCTATCTGGACGAACTCTGTGAGGCCGTAGCAACTGGGCTCCGGCTTACACAGCGGTTTGATGGAATCTAACCGGAGATGATGAATCCTTTGATTCAGCTTCGAAACCGGCGTGAGGTTCTTATTAGTAAGACTTCTCATCTTGAAAATGACGGTCATGATTTTTCATGGTCACACATCAAGAATCTCGATTGGAGGATGAAGATAAGTTACAAAGGGAAATTCGTCTTAAGAGACTCTTTCCTCGATGTCCTTGATCTTCTCGACTTACCGTCTTTATCCGTGCCTATCCCAAGTTTCCATGGGTAGGGTAGGACGGACGATAAATCACCGCCTCTAAGGAGGCTCCGCGCTATCACGGAGGGCGATGTCGATGTACCGATTGCTGACAA